GAGTGGGTGCAATCCTCACACACAACGCGCAAGGGCCTCAGATGGCAGATCTTCTGGGTCGGCACCATCGGGGGTCTGGGTGGGTTTGACGCATGGCGGGCGACCAAGAATGACGGGTCGACGCTGAGCGAGGTGACCCGAGAGATCTTCCGTACGAATCAACCACCCGGACGAGTGGTATTCGCTGGAGCCTTGGGGGTCGGAGCCGCCGCTCTGGCCGTCCACATTCTACGAGAACAAGTCACATGAGAAACGCCCCCCGAAAGGGGGGCGCATTTCAATTCTCTGTCCGTTCTTTCTCGATCTCTTCCGGGGTAGATATTCGGAATACCGCCCTACCACCGGAACTCGTCCAGGCCCCCTTTTCCTGCCTCAATGCCAGGAGTTTCTTGTCGTGTCTTTCGCACCTGTCCAGTGCGAGAACTCCGCCGTCCGGGAATGTGACCAAGTATCGCTCGGCCTCAGATCCGCAGACGTCACACTCATACAACTCGACCGTCTTGCGTACCACTTATCTCCCTTTCCAGGTGCAGGACAACACCCTCGGTCCGCATGGGGAACATGGGCCTGCCGGCGAGTAGATCGTTCCTCACCTTGCGGTCAAGATCGAGTCGCAGGTAGACCTCAGTGGTCCGAACAGATGCGTGCCCGAGCATGGCTTGACAGATCCTAATGGCCCGGTCATGGCCAACATGAGTGAGCTGGTTGTACAGCGCCGTAGCCCCCGAGCGTCTCAGCGTGTGTCCTCCCTCATAGGGCATATAGTATCCCGCCTCTCGCAGCCCTCTGGCAATGACCTTTGCGAGATATGCCCTCTTTGTGGGAAGGAAGTGTCTTTCGCTGTGTACCCCGAAGCCCTTCGTGCCCTTCACGCCCTGGCCCCGCGGAGGGGTTGAGCCCGGAACCACGAACCACTCCGGTCGGGGTTGCTCTCCGAGCTCGGCCGCGTACGTCAGTCGCCAGCGCTTGAGCTCGAGCACCAGCTCCTCGCAGATGGGCAGCATGTCGATGGTCCCCGTCTTCTGTCGGAAGACCTCGGCCACCCCCCCCTCGAGGTCGATGTCCTGCCACCGCAGGCCCTCGGTCTCCGAGATCCGCAGGAACATGTAGAGCCCGATGGCGAAGGTGATCCGGGAGCGAGGGGTCGACCGCCCCTCGAGCACCGACTCGAATTGGCCCTGGGGAATGATGATCCTCGAGCGGGTCGGGACCTTGAATCCTCGAGTGCCGGCCAGGGGGTCACCGTCCCGCCCCATGTAGCCGCGGTCGCGGCACCAGGAGAAGAAGGTGCTCAGGGTGTGACGGGCCCGGTTGAGGGTCCCGGGGGCCCAGCCTGATCGGTTCCCCCAGAAGGTGTCCGCGTGCTGCGGTCGCAGCTGCCGGACCTGGATGTTGCCGACGTCTGCCAGGAAGAGCCGCAGGACCTGGGACTCGTTCTTCCTGGTCGCCGGCGCGATCCCCTTGGATCGCCGGTCGTGGCAGAAGGCCTGCACGGCGTCACTGAGAAGCATCGGTCAGCCCCAGCATCTCCAGTACCTCGTCGACGAGACCCGGTTCCGCGAGCCGCATCACGCGCCTAACGGCCAAGGCCCGCTCCTCTTCCGTTGGCTTGGGGACCGGGGTCTCGTCGGTATAGAGATCCCCCCTCGGGTTGGGGGGTCCGACGCTCCAGGTCTTCACGAAGCATCCTCCGTGTCAGGTTGGGTGTCAAGGTTGCTCGTTGGCGGGAGGTGGGCGCCACACTCCAGGCAGCGGCGCCACCGGTGGTCCATGGGGCCATAGCTCAACTGGTGGTCGCAGAGCCATGGGTGTCGCATGGCGACATGCCCATAGGCAGCCTCGAGGGCACCCTCCCAGTCCGCACACCAGTAGGCCTCGCCATGCTCCGCGCACATGGCGACCCAATCGTGGCCCTGCTTCTGGACCTTCACGGGTACCTCACCCCATGGCCGGCAGCGATCATCGACGCTGCGAGGTGCTCGCCGGTGTCGGCGCAGTAGAGGTCGATGAGCCACCGGCCGAAGCTGTCGGCCTTGAACGTCTGCCCTCGTAGCACGCCCTCGTAGATTGCGGCGTAGATCCAGGTGCTGGCGTAGAGCGTGGCTGCCGCCCCGCCCACCTGATTCGTCTCCGGGGCGTTGATGCCCAGGAGACGGAAGCGGGTCGACCACTCCTTGTCCTCGATCAGGCGGAAGCCGAAGTCCATCCGCTTCGAGAGGGTGAGGTCGAACGTGTCACCGTCCACGGCCCGGACCAGGGTGGTGACGGTGTAGTCCCACGTACGGGGCTCCGCGGCGATCACGGGCGGTGCCTGAGTAGGCCGGCCGCGGCCAGGACAAAGAGCTTCGAGCGACAGCGCGACAGGAGCGCTTCAATGCGTGTGGACCAGATGGTCACAAGTTCCTCCAGTTGGGTCAGAATCGGTATGCAACCATGCCACTGTAGCACGGTGCAATCCTGACACAACAGCACCCAGCAGCGTCGTGTCCTACGAAACCCCTGATCCTGACCTGCGACGGAGGGGCGAGTAGGGCGGGTGCAACCACCCCTCGGGTTGGTTGTGGATTTGACTAAGTGCCACAGTTGCGCCACACTGTGTTGCATGTCCCCAGCACGCATCCTGCCCCCCACCTCTGACTTGCGTCAGATGGTCGACCGAGGCTTGACCCATCAGCAGATCGCTGACGAGGTGACGCGCCGCACCGGGTACCCCGTCAGCCGAAGTACGGTGTCCGCCGCGCTCTTCCGCGCCGGCGAAGCATCGGTCGCCAAGAAGTACGTCGACGAGCTCCCCTGGACGATCAAGGAGGAGCACCAGACGCACTACGCGGCCCGGATGCTCCGACTCCTGGGGCGCCGGCGCAAGGACATCGCCAACAGCGCCGAGTCCGACCAGCGGCTGGACTCCTGGTTGGCCCAGCTCCAGCAGGCCGGGGCCGTGGTGGTCTACTACCCCGACACCGAGAAGGGCTTCTTCTACATCAAGGGCGAGCCGGACATCCCGGATGTCCCGGTCGTCCGGGACCCCGAGAAAAGAATTTCGTGAAGAGGGCTTGCGTCAGGGTTGCATGTGTGGTTACACTCTGAGAGCGAGCGAAGCGAGCGAGACCCCCCATCCGCTCTCTCCGCTCCACCGCTAGGGCCGGCTCCCCACAAGGGGCCGGCCCTTCGGCCGTTGGTAGGGGCGATAGCCCCCCTCCCCTCAACTTCTTTCCTTCGGTGCAGAAGTTGATGGCCCCTCCCCCCGAGAGTGGTGGAACAGTCCACTACCAGCAAAGTTGGGCAAATGCTAGGCAAAATAGTGTCGATGTGAGATGTTGGGCCTTGCGCGAAGGCGTTTTATGTGACATGGTTGCATCATCGGCACCACAACCCCCGTCCTAGACCCAGACGGAGGTACGGATCAACCTTCCTCTGACAACCCGGGGAAGCTTTGGGGGTAATCGAAAATGGCATGTTCACACGGCTGTGAAGTTCCCTGCTGGAGCGGGGTCTGGTTTGAGACATCCGAGGAGGGCTACCTCGAGATCTCGGATCTCGACGAACGCCTACATAGACCACCCAAAGGGTGGGGATTGGTCACGGTGGACGTGAACGTCATCAACTCCTCGCAGATCTTCCGCTACGCCCCGATCCTGGTCGCCTCCGCGCCCCTCCCTCTCGAGACCCTCAGTGGTCTCCTGTGAACCCCGACTGGATCCCGCCGACCTACCTCAGCCCGTCGCAGATCTCGAGCCTCACTACCTGTGGTGAGCAGTACCGCCTGACTCGTGTCGAAGGTGCTCCCGAACGGCCCATGTGGGCCGGGATCGGTGGCAGCACCGTCCACAGGGTCACCGAGATGATCGACCTGGGTGACGAGCGAGGGATCAACGAGCTCTGGTCCATCGTCTGGCAGGAGTGCTACGACGAGGCCGTGGAGCGCAGTCCCCAGTACGAGCCGTCCGAGTATTACCGCTCCGGTCGCGCCAGCAAGGACTGGCCCGAGAAGGAGACCCCTGAGTGGTGGTCCCTCAAGGGCCCCGAGTTCATCAAGCAGTGGATCATGTGGCGAGACAACTGCGGCCTCAAGATCTGGGAGTACCCCGACGAGGACGGCGAGCTCAAGCCGGCCGTCGAGGTTGAGGTCTGGGCCTATGGCCCGGAGGACCTCCAGATCCGCTCCATTATCGACCGGGTGTACGTCAACGACGCCGGCGAGCTCTACATCGTCGACCTCAAGACCGGCAGCCACACCGACGCATGGCCCCGCCAGATGGCGTACAACGCCCTGGGAGTGCTCGGCACCTTCGAGGTGCAGCCCCGGTGGGCTGGCTTCTGGAAGGCCCGTAGCGGGGGAGTGCCTGAGTGGTTCGACCTCAGTGTCTTCACCGAGGAGTGGCTGTGGGAGCAGGCCTGGAAGGCCCGTGAGATCAGAGACCAGCAGCTCTTCCTGGCCGTCCCCGGGAACCTCTGCAAGAGCGCCTGCGGCGTGGCGCGTTTTTGCGTTGCGATGGGCGGGACCCCATTTTTTCGTAAACCAGATGCAACCCTGACACACAACGAAGGAGACAAGCAGTGAGGAACCGGAAGAAGACGCTCGAGGGTCGCCTCTTGGTGGCCAACACCCAGGCGCAGGGCGCCCTGGACATCTTCGAGGTCGCAGCTCAGCGACTCGAGGGGGCTGCCGAGGTGGCCGGTGAGGTCGTCACCGAAGCGGAAGTGGAGGTCATGCGCCTCCGCGAGGTGCGCGACGAGGCCTTCCGCACCAAGACCGCCAATAGGGCCAAGGCCGACAAGATCAGGGAGCTGTTCCAGTGAGCGAGAACGCAACCGACACCTACACGGTGTCGTTCAAGAGTGATGAGGGCTACGGAGCTGCGCTCCTGGTCGTCCGTGGTGACAACGTGGCCGAGCTGGAGGAGAACCTCCTGGCGGTCCAGGAGAGCCTGCTCGAGACCATCGTGGAGACCAAGGGTCTGTTCCATGGGGCCAACGGCGCAGCCATCCCGGCGCCGGCCGCGGCCCCTGCCGTCGCCGCCGCCCCCGCTCCCCAGCAGGGAGCCCAGGTGATCGGCCAGGACCGCTTCTGCAACCACGGCAAGCGGGCCTACAAGACCGGCGTCAACTCCCGTGGCACTTGGGAAGGCTGGATGTGCCCGCAGCCCAAGAACGCCACGGACAAGTGCGAACCGGTGTGGGGCTGAGCCATGCACCAGGACGTCGGTCTCCTGGAGGATGAGCGTGTCGTCCTCGATGAGGACTTTGGCTTCGACCTGCCCTGCGACGGGCCGAGGATCTGGCCCGAGAAGATCAAGGACCACTCCGACCCGGCCCGGTGGATTGGTCTCAAGAGGTGCGGCCACCACCGCCTCCTGTGCAGTGAGTGCAAGGAGATGTACCTCAACCTAATCGCCCACACCCCGGCGTTTCACTGTCCGCAGTGTGGGGGGGGCTATCGAACCGAGAGCAACTTCTTCGGCTTCGAGCTGATCGACCGGGCAAGGCATTGAAGCGCCTCTCGAGGGCGGTGCGTAGCCGCTCCATGGGCGGCAAGCCGTTGCCGTCTGTCCTGCTCGGCATCCCGTCCTGCCGGCGCTCTGAGGTCACCCTCATCGCCGGCCAGCCGGGGGCCGGCAAGAGCCTGATGGCTCTATGGATGGCGCTCGGGTGGATTCGCCACGACCTGCGGGGTATCTACTTCTCCGCCGACTCAGCCGAGCTCGGGCAGGCCAGCCGTTCGCTGGCCATGTGGATGAGTGGTGTCTCTGCCGTTGAGGCAGAGCGGCTCCTCGAGGCCGAGGACCCCTGGGCAGTGGGAGCCATGGAGCAGATGAACAATCTCTTCTGGTCCTTCGAGGATGACCTGACCTACGACTCCATCGACGATGAGATCCAGGCCTTCTGGGAGCTCTGGGGCAAGGCCCCGGACTTCGTGATCGTCGACAACCTCACCGACGTGGAGGGGCAGTCCGAGGATGAGTGGGGCACGCAACGGCGTGCCATGAAGGCCTTAGTCCAGATGGCCCGGGCCACCGACTCGGCCACCGTGGTGCTCCACCACACCACCGAGGACGACCGGATCAAGGAGCTTCCCTGTCCTCCGCGCAAGGCCATCGTCGGCAAGGTCAGCCAGAAGCCGGCGCTGATCCTCACCACCTCCGACCATGGCGTCCGTCGCCCGGTCGCTGTGGTCAAGGACCGGTTCGGCAAGAGCGACAAGAGCGGCATGACCGCCGAGTGGTTCCGCCTCGACGAGGACTCCCTGCACTGGAGCCGTGCGTAATGAGGTTCCTCATCGGCTGGGCTCTCGACACCTACATCAACCTTCGCTACTGCATCTGGGAAGCCGTCAAGGAGATCAACTACATGATTGACGACGCTCTTGACACCTGGGGTGATGACGATGAGTGACAGCCCCTTTGAGTGTGTCGCCGGGGGTTGCACCCGCCGATCTCGCTCCGTGAGGAAGCCGGGACTCTGCAACACCTGTTACCACCGCCAGCGCCAGGGGTGCTCACCGAAGTTCCCGGCTCAGCCGCTGGTCGACTACATGGCCGCACGCGGCATCGGCTGGCCGCGCAACGGCAGCCGCCCCAAACCTGGGGCAAAGATCACCCTCGAGCACCTCGACGCCATCTGCCTCGAGGTCCTGGGGGTCCACCCGTTCGAGGTCTATGGAGACCTCTACTTCCAGGAGTGTGTGGCATGAGTGTCACCAAGAAGAGTCCCCGGATCAAGCCGTGCAAGACCAAGGGGAGCGACTCCGGGGGCAGCGCTCGCATGACCAAGCATCCCCTCGATGAGGTTTCCAAGGTGCTCCTTGGCAAGGGGATGTACCAGAGCTTCAAGCCCGTGGGGCACTGCCGATGAGTCAGCCCGAAGGCGTGAACAAGCGCGTCATGTCCGAGCTCCGCAATGTGGCCACGGTTCCGGTCTTCTCCCACAAGCAGTGGGAGTCCTCTCTCGAGGGCGTCTACCTGACTCGACGTGAGACCAGGGTGGCCATCGAGCCGGCCGACACGGTGGTCCAGCACATCAGCGTCACCCTCGATCACGGTCCCCTGGTGGGGGACTTCATCAAGGACATGCAGACCATCGAACGCATCGGCTGGGAGCGGTTCAGGACCGGCTTCTCCTACAACTGGGGCGTCGACATGGAGACCGGCTGGATCGGCCAGGGTCAGTACCTCGATGCGGCTGGCAGCCACACCGTCAATGACAAGGATGTCGACGGCTACAGCTACAACCAGAACCGGTTCGCTCGAGCCATCGTGGTGATCGGCATGGAGAAGACTCTGCTGTCCAAGCAGGCCGAGGAGTCCATCGTGGACATCCTCGTGGCGATGCACCGCGGTGGTGCGATCACCGCCGAGCCCGACTATGTGCCGCACTCGCTGTTCGCCTACAAGGACTGCCCGTGTGACGCCACCCGGGAGCGGATGCCCAACATCTACAAGAAGTTCCAGCGACGGATCGGCTGATGCCTGTCAACCGCTACGCCACCGCGGCCGGCAAGAAGTTCCAGCGGGACGTGATGAAGTACCTGCGCGACGAGCGAGGGCTCGACGCCGAGAACCTCGTGCTCACTGGTGCCGAGGACGAGGGCGACGTCATCCTCAAGTTCTGGAACGACAGCGAGCAGCGGCGCGTGGTCATCGAGTGTAAGCGCGAGAAGGGCTTCAACCTCGCCAGCTGGGTCAAGCAGGCTGAGGTCGAGTCTGACAACTACGCGATCCACCGCGGCCTGTTCCCTACCGAGGTCGACTTCATGGTTGTCCACTACCGCCGCCAGAAGGGCGTCTCCCAGGCGTACGTCACGACGACGCTGGACGAGTGGCTGAGGGGGCAGGGGCTGTGACCACCTTCCACACCTACATCGGTGAGTGCTGTCAGGAGTGGCCGATGGTCGCTGGCTTCCCGTCCAGTCGCTGCGGCCTCTGCAAGGAGTTCCCCACCTACAGGCGAGTCGACGAGCGGTGCTCGTGCGGCATATGCAAGGAAGGCGTGCTGTGAGGATCCTGGTCACTGGCTCGCGGGACTGGGACGACTTCGAGGCCATCGTGGATGCAGTGGTATACGAGCTGGGCCCCGACCCGCACGAGTCGACGCTGGTCAGTGGGGCCTGTCCCACCGGGGCAGATGCCCTCTGCGAGCAGGTCGCAAGGGACCTGGGGGCCACGGTCGAGCTCCATCCCGCCGAGTGGGACATCCACGGCAAGAGGGCCGGCTTCGTCCGCAACCGCCAGATGGTGGAGCTTGGGGCCGACGTCTGCCTCGCCTTCATCAAGAACGACAGCCTGGGGGCGAGCATGACCGCTCGCCTCGCAGAAGAGGCCGGCATCCCGGTCAAGCGCTTCGAGGTGACCGAGTGATCCCCACATACCTGATGGAGATGCCCAAGAGGGTGCTCTTCGGATCCTGCAAGACCATCGAGAAGTGGTGCGAGGACAACACCAAGGTCCGGCCCACCCTGCTCGACCTGGACCGGGCCCGTCGAGCTCGCAAGAGCGAGCGGCGATGAGTGGGCATGAGATCGGGGTCGTCGTGACCTCCGAGACTGGTGGATCCAAGGGTGCCAAGCGGGCGCGTCTGGGATCCATCGACCCCCAGGCCATCTTGGATGTGGCGAGGGTGGCCGGCTTCGGTGAGGAGAAGTACGACCGCCTCAACTACATGCGGGGGTACCCCTGGTCGCTGTCCTTCGACGCCTGCCAGCGACACCTGATGCTGTTCTGGTCAGGAGAGGACCTCGACGAGGAGTCCGGCCTGCCCCACTTGGCTCACGCTGCTTGGCACTGTCTGGCGATGCTCGCCTTCATGCGTGAGCACCCTGACTATGACGACCGGTTCAAGCCGTGAAGGCCGCGGTCTTCAAGGACGGGGGCTACTGGGTAGCCCTGATGGACCACGGCGATTGGTGGGACTCCACCGCCTTCGATACCTGGGAGAAGGCGTGGGAGCACGCCGAGTGGCTGTGGTGGATCCGGAGGGATAGGCCGTGACCCTCGAGATCGGGCCGATCCTCGACAAGTACGGGGTCGAGTACAACGCCGCTCGCCAGGGCAACCAGCAGGTCCGGTGCCCGTTCCACCAGGACCGCCGAGCCTCGGCCTCCGTGAACCTCGAGGAGGGCGTCTTCAATTGCTTCACATGCCAAGTACGAGGGGACGCCATCGAGCTCCTGATGACACAAGAGGGGTTGGAGTTCCGTGAGGCCAAGCGAGTCGCAGAAGAGCTATCTGGAGGGTCTGGCAAGGGCCTATCACGAAGCTCTGGACGAGAAGACGGTCTCCTACCTCGCCGCTCGGGGCATCGACCAGGACGCCGCAACTGGGTTTCTCCTTGGTCTCGTGGTCGACCCTGACCCGGTTCACCACCAGTACGCCGGCCGACTGTCCATCCCATTCATCACCCCAACAGGAGTGGTCTACATGAGGTTCCGTTGCCTCGAGGATCACAACTGCGGCGACCTCGAGCACGGCAAGTACCAGGGTGTTTCGGGGGATAGCACCCACCTCTACAACGTCGGTGCTCTGCACCAGCCCACCGACACCGTGGCCGTGACCGAGGGTGAGCTGGATGCACTGATCTCCACGCAGGCAGGAATGCCCGCGGTGGGTGTGCCCGGTGCCACCAATTGGAAGCCGTTCTACTACCGCCTCTTCGATGACTATGAAAGAGTCATCATCGTTGGCGACGGAGACAAAGCCGGCCGAGAGTTCGTTGCAACCCTGGCGCGCAACCTCCCCAACTCGATCCGGCGACCGATGCCCGAGGGCTATGACGTCAACTCCTACGTGCTCGAGCACGGCGTCGACGAATACCTCGCGTACGTCAGCAAGGGGTAGGTCCATGACGGATCCCAATAACCCGAACGACCCGATTGACCCGAACGACCCAGAGGGCCGGATGGCCCGGTTCAAGCTCATCCTTCCAGACAACCCTGAGAGCAGCGATGAGCTGCGCCTCATGTTCTCGTTCCCCTCGGCCGGTGTTCATCTGCGCCTCATGTGGCCAGATGCCAACCGTAAAGAGGTGCTCAACCTACTCGAGTACGCGAAGCCACTGCTTGAGAAGTGCCACCTCGAATACGAGGTAGCGAAGGAAGCCACCGAGATCGACACCGATCTCACCAACCTCTTCCCCGATGACCTCGAGGAGAAGCCGTGAGCCGCAAGGTCCTCACCATCGACTGTCGTGACCATGGTTACAAGGGCAATGGCCACGTGATCTATCAGATCACTAGCGGGAAGACGTATCGCAATGTCGCGTAAAGTTCTGACTTTAGATATAGAAACCTCGCCCCACCTCTGCTACTCGTTCCAGGTCTGGAACACCAACATCGCCCCCATCCAGATCGTTGAGCCCACCCGGATGCTGAGCTTCGCTGCGAAGTGGGAGCACGAGAACCGGGTCATGTTCGAGTCGGAGTTCGACTTCACTCAGGCCGAGGAGTTCGCTCCTCGGGTGGCCTGGGAGGAGCGCCACCACCACATGGTCGAGAAGGCGTGGGAGCTCCTCAACAACGCTGACGTGGTGGTGGGCTACAACTCGGACAAGTTCGACCTTCGCCACCTGAATAGGGAGTTCCGGCTGGCCGGCCTGGGCCTGCCCAGCCCGTTCGCCTCGGTCGATCTCTACAAGGTCATCAAGGCCGACGAGGAGTGGCTCAGCCACAAGCTGGCCTACGTCACCGAGCGGTACAGGCTGACCGGGAAGATGACCAACGACGGCTTCGCGCTGTGGCGCGGCTGTCTCGAGGGCGACCCGAAGATGTGGCGCCAGATGCGCCGCTACAACAAGCGCGACGTGGTGACCACCGAGGAGCTACTGCACGCCTGCTCCGATCTCACCTCGATGCCGGCCCTTGCCCTCTACGACGATGAGCCGATCCTCGAGGGCCACTGCCCGACGTGTCGTGAGCAGGGCCAACGCCGCGGCTTCGCCTACACCAAGACCCGGCGCTACCCCCGTTACTTCTGCCCGACCGACAAGAAGTGGTTCCGCGGGAACCGCTCCGACCGAACGGCGGGGATCGCATGATGCGCGACCCGCGCTGGGAGCGCGTCAGCGGAGGCATCACCCACGAGGACACGCTTGGGCATCACCGCCGCCTGGAGATCTCCGTCCGAGTCCACCAGCACAAGATCGGCAGGACCACCCTCCTGCGAGATGACCACCCCGCCGAGTTTCCCTACGCGCTGGACGAGACCGTCCGGGCCATCGACGAGGTGCTGCACTCATGACCACCACGTTCGACTTCACCCCGGCCGATCACGCCGCTGTCTCTTCCGCCTCCCGCATCCTGACCGCCCGGTACCGCCAGCACGTCTCCTATGAGGACGTGCAGCAGGAGTGCTACCTGTGGCTGTTCGCCAACTACCACAAGGCCATGAAGTGGCGTGAGGAGCACGGCGACCGCCACGCCGAGCGGACCATCACCAAGGCCTTGCGGAACGCCGGCGAGCGGTACTGCCGAGCCGAGAAGTCAGAGCACGACGGCTACCTCCCCGAGGACGAGTTCTTCTACTCGATCCCCATGGTGCGAGACCTGCTCGTGCTGTCCTTCGACCCAGACTGGATGCTCCCGGGATCCGTCCAGCTGGACCGGATCAGCTCGGGCACGCCCTCCAACGAGGGCGGCAACCTGATGGCGATGGTGGCCGACGTCAGGAGGGCCTTCCAGACGCTCCACGAGCACGATAGAGCGCTTCTGACACAGGTGTACGGGGTCAAGGACCCCGACCAGGAGATCGCCGTCCTGGCGCTCGACTGGGGCTGCACCACCAAGGCCGCGGACTCCCGTCTGCGGCGCATCCTCGGCCGACTGAGGGCTGCCCTCGGTGGGCCCAATCCAGGAGGTACCGAGTGAAGGCCCTATTGCGGGTAGCGAACCTCGAGGGCGTCTCTGAGCGCAACCCCGCGAAGGAGGCTCGACTGGCCCTGACTCTGCCGGGGAAGCGTGGCCTCCCTGACATCGTGGTCTTCTCGGAGGCCAGCTGGCTCAACCTGGAACCACTGGCTCGGGACTTCGGCTTCCACTCAGTCCAGTATGGAGAGCAGGGCTCCCCGGAGGCCGGCGTGGCTATCGCCTCCAGGTTCGAGCTCGAGCCGGTAGGGATCCTGGTGGGATCCAACCCCTCCGGGAGCGGCAAGACCGCCGTCCGGATGCGCCCCATCGTGGGTGCGGATGCGAAGGGCCTGCCTGTCCCGATCTGGGCGGTCCATGCGCCACCACTCAGGTCCACGGCAGCCAGGGCTGCCTATGTCGCCCGGGCCAAGAGCTGTCGCGGCGTGATGGCCGGCGACTGGAACCTCTCGGTGGACTGGATGGAACAGAACATGCAGCGGCACTACCGCGGCAACGGGGTGCTTGGTGTACTCGCGCCGCCAAGGATTCGGCTGCTCTCACCGTCCACGGTCGACATCGACAGTGACCACCCGGGTGTCGACATCCCCCTGCGATGGGGGAAGTGATGCTGAGTCATGAGTTCATCACCGAGCTCGGCGCGTTCATCCGCTCGCTCGAGTCCCAGATCCGTCAGCACCCCGAGCTCCGCAGCTCGGATGAGCACGACGTCACGGACGACCTGGACCAAGCCATCGTCGCCCTGATCGCCGTACGCATGAAGCTGTTGCGTTCATTGCGGCAGTAAGAAGCCATTGCATTCACACACACGAAGACCCCCGCCTGTATGAGAGGCGGGGGTCTTCTTTCGTTGTGCTCTAGTGAGCAGCCTCATACTGCTGCACGATCTCGGCCGGGATGGTTCCACGGCTCGATACGTCCAGGCCGATCTCTCGGGCCCACTCGCGCACGAGGCGCGTCTTGGATGGGCCGGACTTCGGTGCCTTGGATGTCACTCGGGCGACAGCCTGGAAGGGCGCCAGTCCGATCCGGAGGTCCTGGGCGTTGGCCTTGTTGAGGTCGATCTCGTAGGTTGCCCCATCGAGACCGAAGCTCACGGTCTCGTGAGCCTCACTGCCATCGAGGTCGTCCACCAGGACGACGCTGATCTTCTGAGCCACTATCTATTCTCCTTGTTGATGATGAGGACTTCGCCCTCGTTGATGATGCGGATGGTTGTGCCGGGTCGCTGGAGCCGGCGTGCTGTTTCCATCACGAGCGGAAACACGGTCACGGACCACTTGCTGGTTGCGTGGCGTTGTTGCAGGGGTCGGCCACGAAAATCGAAGGCAGGTCGACCTTGAGCGATCTTCTGCACGCTCTCCTCGTGGAGGCGTGCGGTGTGCTGAACCTTCGTCACCTGAACCTCTTCGACCACTCGGCCGTACCGGCGACACACGCGAAGATGATGAGGCCCCAGGTGATGAGGTATGGATCCGTGACCATCAGGAAGAAGCCCAAGAGCACGCCGATGCCTATGACAATATTCATGCCGTCTCCCTGAGTTGTTGCTCAACCATCTCCGGTGACCTCAATGGAACCACGGCAATCACCGTAGCAACAGAGGAGCCGGGGAATCTCTTGGCGGCGTTACGTGCCGACGTTGCACCGGCGTAGGGCCCGAGCCCCGCATACCAGACCGGCTTGGCCTTCCCGAATTGGAGCACCGCGACGTACGTGGTGCGCTCAACGCGAGCGTCATCCACGGCTGCAATGACAGCCTTGGCCAGCTCCTCGGGTGTCTCCCAGTCCTGCTCGAGAAGCTCGACCACGGCGGTGATCTCCTTCTTGGTCGGATTCACGGGGCCTCCCCCTGCGCGGCGCTGGGGTTGGCGAGAGCGGCACGGAGGCGGTCGTGCCACTTCCACCACTCGTGGAGTTGCCACACATACGGCCAGACGACAGGCTCCTCCGCCAGCGCCTCCACCGCCCCGAGCCGCGCCCGCAGTTCGGCGTTCGTGAGGTGGCCGTCAGACAACCTCCGCAGCGAGTCGTCTCGCTGTGCTGCCAGTTCCTCGACCTCGCGGCGTGCTCGCCACTCCGCGTACGACGTCTTAGCGTTTGCAGTGCTGGTGGCCTCTAGCCATGAGCCCTCGAACCACTCGGCTCCGGCCAGCCAGCCTGCGATGAATACTTCTTCTTCGTTCATCGCGACTCTCCTCGGTAGGGGCTGTCCTCCATCGGCCGCTTGGGCCTCGGCGGGGGCTGCTTGCCGGCTGAGGTCTGCTCGGCGGTCATGCGTGCGGCTTCTGGGTGGTTGACGCACCCGCGGACGTGAGCCATCGACCCGTCGCCGGGGCAGCACCGTGTGGCGTAGGGGAACTGCTCAGCCACGGTCATCTCCGTTCGCGGTGGGGGCGGGGGTGCAGTACGCAGGGCGGCGTCGGAGCGTGCGACTTGCTCATTCAGATACCCGGCTAGGGCTGCGCACGGCTCGCACTTGGCTGAGCCGCCATGGGGGATCTGCACGGTGTGGCCGCAGGGCATCAAGTACGGCTCGCTCATCCAAACACCCCTGACCGGTTGGCGACCGTCGCAAAGATCTGATCGAGGACGATGGCCGCGGCTGTGGCCGGCGCCAGGAAGGGCACGTCGTCGAATTGAGGGACGTACACGAGGTAGTCCATCATCTCGAGCACGTCACCCGGCAGACCGTGGTTCATGCTGCCGACGACGATGTGCAGGCCGTCTGTGCGGGCGTAGAACTCATCCATCAGTCCAACCCAGTCGACCTCGTGAGCCGACTTCGACCCCGGAAGCCGGGACTCGACCCCGACCCATCGGCCGGTGGCCGTGGCAGTCTGGAGCTCCCGCGGACTCTGGTACTGGTGGTAGGTCGCACGGTAGTTGCGAGCCAGCTTGCGGAGCGGCCTCGCATCGCCCATCTCGGGGCGGTATGGATTGAGATACAACTGGGTCATACACGTTCCTTTTGCTTGGTCAGGTGCCACCCATTGCCATAGGGACAAGGGTAGGCGCGGATTGGTACTACGTCACGAGTGGACTGGTCACGGAGTGTGACCATCGTGTCTATCGCTCGGTGCTCGGACCCGAAGGCCGTCTTTTCGCAAGCGCGGCAGTGCCAGCGCTGGCGGCTTTTGCCTCGACTCACTCCTCCCACGCTTCGGCCAGTGGGTCCAGGACGTCGCTCAGGTTGGTGGTGTGGTCGCAGATGACCTCGAATGGCTCGTTGCCGAGGACGAAGAGGATCCAGCCTTCCGTGCCATCAGGCAGGGTCACATAGAGTTTCGAGGAGTCGCACGCCGTCATATCACCGATGATGTCGTCCTCACTGGCATTGAAGTAGGTCACTTCCTCCTCTCCGTCGTGCCCTCCGTAGATCTTGTGATCCGATGCGCGAAGCGCCCGGATGACTTGGCGGATAGCCGCCTTGTCGGAAATGGGTGCTGTCATAGGTATTCCTTTCTGTTGTATGTAATGGTTGCATTGTTGCAAACTAAAAGGGAATTGAGTTTATCCCCTTTCGGCCGAAATCTGTTCTTTGCTCAGTGCATACGCCTCGATCTGGTCGGCCACCTCCCACATGCGCTGGAGCTGTGGACCGAGTGGGTGTGAGACGTCCCCGAAGGCGTCTGAGAGGCCTTCCATGGCCCCTCTGAGCGCCTCCTGGAGGTGGGGTGGCAGTTGGTCCCATGGGTTGAGTGCGGACCCGTCTCCAGGCGTTTCCCCAGGGTCGTCCATCAGGCTGCCCTTACTGCCGGGGTGGCGTCCCCGAGCGAGGTAGCTCGGGAGTATGCCGCGTCCAGGGTGGCGTGGTCGGAGACCCAGTCCCAGAATGTCCCCCCGAACTCCTCGTCCTCCCTTTCTACATAAAGGGCGAAGAATTCAGCGGCTCGGAATGTAACCGTTTCTACGGTGCTTGCGAGCCGGTTTATCTTCTTTGGTTCTATTCGCACGTTCAATTGTCGGCCTTTCCGAAATAGCGTCGGCATTCCGAACACATGTGATGGCCCTCGTCGTGAGTGCCAGTGCAGGCGTGGGTGTGGTTGTCGAGCATGAGGGATTCCATGGTGGCTCCGCAGGGCTCTTTCATGCGGTCTCCTCGATGATTCCGAAGTCGATGGCGTCCTCGGTGCTGAGGGTCATGGGCTCAGCGCGGTCGTCGGTGTGGTCGTCCTCCTGACCAGCACAACGGACGGTGCCGCCCTTGTGTCGCCAGCCACCCTGGGCTCGGCCATCAGGAACCAACAGGGCGTGCTCCCCGGCGTAGTCGTAGCAGTTCGCGCAGGCCTTGACGTTCACTGGTCCACCCCGCAGGCAGCCATGAAGCGGTCGCGGTCGAAGTTGGGATTGTTGGCAGCGAATACGCGAGCGATGTTCCCTGCGACCCGCTCCATGTCATGGCGTGCCTCTGGGTGGTAGTCGCTCATCTTGTACGCCTCGTTGATTGCCATAGCAATCGCCACGTAGTCCTTGCGGCTCATACGGCCTCCCCCTGGTGGAATGCCTGCATCTCGCGGTGGCATTCGTCGCAGTGGCCGATCTCGCTCGTCTGGAAGTTGAACGAGGTCACCTTTCCGTTGCCGAAGGTGGCGACCATTGCGTCCAGCATGGTCGCGGCCTCCTGCATGGTCTTGAACGGCTCCGTGAAGCCGAATAGCGGAGCTCCCAGGTTGGACGCCTCCAGGGCGTGGCGCTCACAGAGCGTGACTGCCGGTAGGCAGTCGTCCTCGGGCATGGTCCAGAACATGGTCATGCGTCCACCTCGTCGTCCATGAGGTAGAAGCGGATGTGACCGCTCGGGAAGCGGACCCAAGTCACATAGTCCTTGTTTCCCCCCCATCGCTGCTCGTCGAGTATCCGCAGATACTCGGCCCGCCCGATTCGCTTCATGCGTCCACCTCCTGTGCCGAAACAAGGTCGGACTCGGTGAGCTGGTCGCCGCAGTCGCGGCACCAGATGTCGCCGGAATAGACGGTGCCCTCATCGAAGGTGTCGTATTCCTCGCCGGTGTATTCGACGTCGACGTTGCCGCTCTCGTCGCGGAACATGGCGACGGGATAGCCGATAGTGGCCACCTCGTCGGAACGGAGGCGGTCGCTGCCGCAGTGCGGACAGGCGAGCGCGATGCTCGTAACGGTTCGGTTGAAGTTGGTCATGGTGCCTCTCTCTGGCCGAAATCGGCCGAAATGTAGTGGTTGATGTCCCCGGTGAACCCGGTACTTGGGGGTGGTGGCTCTGTCGCCAGATCCACCGGGGATACAGGCTGCAACCATGACACATGGTAGACCATTCCCGGTCAAAGGTCACGACTTGGTAACGGTGGTTGACCATGGGCTCCACCATGTGCAGTGCGGACCAGTGCGGTCCAGTGCGGACCCGTTGCGCCTCCTCCCCCACCCCCCGCGCGCGCGCGAGGGCCGTCGCCCCGCGGCGCGCCGCTCGACGCCGATCTCGAGGCTGGTCTAGACATGGGTCACGGTTTGGTAACGAAGATGTGCCATGGGGTTGTGTCAGGCTTGCATAGGGCGTTGAGTCTGTATCGGGCCGGCACCGTGCCGGACCGGATTGGGAAGGATCGAAACAATGAGCACACATGACACGATCATGGAATGGTCGCAAGCACTCACCACGTCGGCCGATCTCGGGGAATTCCTCGGCATCTCACCGTGCGAAACTCTTGCCGTCGCTTTCCCTGCCATCGTCGACGACGATGAGATGATGGGAGCGCTTGCCGCGCTACTGGAGCCTGCTATGGCGGAGGTAGGCCTACTGGTCGCGCGCGGTGCAGTCTCACTGGAGGCGGGGGAGACGTTCGTTCACAACGTGTTCCACATCCTCCAGATTGCGGCCGCGCTCGGTCACATGGTGGCACTGGACCAGTGCTACGGCGCTGTTGTGGACATCCCCGGGGACCTCTCAGATGTCGCATGGGACGACCTGCCGACCATACTGGAGGATATCTGACAGACATTCTCACTGTGGTAATCATCGTCATTATCTGTATGACCGCCACGCAACACTGACACAAAACACAATCCGCAAAACACTTCACAGAATGGAATAGTGATCATGTCTACTAGCACAACCGAAACACTCACCCTCGAGAATGGAACACTCACTCTCGTCACCCTCTCGCCGGAGTTCTTCGCGTCCGGTCTGGAATCCTCCGGTATGAGGACCAACCCTCACGCGACCAACGACGAGAGGACGTTCTACGCGGTCCCCTCCCGCGACATGGGTCCGGGTTGGGGACTCGTTGTCCTCCCTGAGACCGATCCGCGCTCGGGTGGCATGTGGCTACTGGATCCTGCGGGATACGACCTCACTGACACGCTGGATACGTCCGCCACTTTCCGTGGCTGGAATATCGAACAGCACTACATGACTCCGGTCTCGCCCGTCGCTACTCCGGTCCGGCCACGCATTGAGCACGACGCTACGGCGCGCGAGGCACTCCCCATCACAGAGGCCTATCCCCTTGGGTCGGTGTGGAATCACATCAGCGCAGGTGACGCCACTGTGGTTAGTCACACGGCAGTGTCCGGGCCGCGCTATGTCGTGGTGAGGTCGCACGACGACGCCGGGCGCGAGCGCGACTGGGTGCGCGGCGCTCTGGACCTGTCGTCCACCACGTTCGTGCGGTGGGCCGACGAGACCTCTCAGGAGTCCACAGAGGCACCTGAGAGCGCCGTGGAGACCGTGGCGGCATCCTTCACTCAAGCGGACATTGACAGAGCCGTAGAGACCGCGCTAGCGCGTGACCGTGCTCGCGTCGAAGCGTGGAAGGAGGAGGCTAACGCGACGGCCGTCCGCTACGCCAAGCAGAATGGACTGTGCGGGGAATTCGAGAACTGCATGGATGAGATTGGTCTCATGGGGCGCGAGGAATGGGATGAAGCGCACACAACGACTGTCACGGTTCGCTTCACCGTGGACGTGGACGTGGATGTGCCGGAGTCGGATAATTCCGACCATGCGGTCAGTGAGGCCCGGGACATCCTGTATAACGAACTCCCCTATCCCATGGATGGAACAATCCAATTCGACTCGATCCAATGATCACCCTACGCATTCCCATTGGAATGAGTGACATCATCATTCTTCTGGGGTCGCAAACAATGGCGGACAATGCCACGCGGCGCATCCTTGAGTCGGTGAAGGGAGATGGTTGATTGGGAGAGGCCTGATTGGGGAGGACACATCACAGTGTCCACTACAGGATCATGGCTTGAGGGAGAGAGAGAGAGAGGGAGGGAGACCTGAGAAAGCAATAACCGAATAGCAAGTCCACAACGATTGGCCCGAATATGTAATGTATTCGGGCCTTTCGTTTTGTCTATTGCATTACCTATTGCATTACAACGTGCATTGTCTTGCCATCGTTGGGACGTACTCCTCCCGTGCTGGGCGAGAGGGTGAGGCAGGCTGTCACACCCCCCCCGGGGGGTGCCGTCGAGGGCGAGGCAGGCATCTTGACCCCCCGTTGTTAGCGTCCTCGCTGCGCTCGAACGCTAAGGTCCCTCTGAAAATTTTGGTAGGAACAGGATCCGGGCATATCGCTCTGACCTGCATGTTTCCAGAGGCTCAAAAAATACTTTGGCCGTTGGACGGGGAAAGGGACCCTTCTCGGGGCTAATACATAGTGAACCCCCTTACAGAGGGAGCGAAGGCTCCAGCCTGAGCGACCGAAAGACCGGTCGCCTTCGCTCTTGCCAGGAGCTGGGGCCCAGAAGCCCCAGGCTCCTAGACCCCCTCCAGTCGGTCGGTGGAGCTCGACGACAGAGCTCCACCTCCCTCCCAGGTTCCCCAGCCTGAGCTGGGGAGGAACCTCCTCCTAGAGAGTCGTAGGTTCCCCCTGGCTTGATCCCCCCTCCAGGCAGCTCCTCCGTCGCTGCCCTGGTTCCCCCAAACTAATCCTGCACATTTCGACGAATTGACTTTGCACATTTCGATGAAAGAGTAATTGTGGCCCGTCATCTTGACCCGCCGAGCCGCGATGGCCGGCTCGCCGGTGAGGCCCAGAATTCAGGACTTGCTTCTTCTCAGGTTCGACGCAAGGCGACAGCCAAGCGTTCAGAGGTGGCACGGACCAAGGCCAAGATCCTTGCCATGCGGGAGGCCGGCCATACTGTCGAGGATTCCTGTCGACTGGCTGGAAAGCAGCCGGCCATTTGGAAGTATTACCGGGAAACCGATGCGGAATTCAAAGAGGCCGCAGATCTCATTCTCGCCCGCATTGCTGGTGCTAAATACGACCGCCGCGGCGAATTCATTTCTTTTGAGGACTTCTCGGAGAAGTACCTCAACTCCAGGCGCTTCAATCACCAGATGCAGTGGATCGACCTCATCGAGGGTCGGGAGCCTCGCAACCTGCACCCGGCCCAGGTCTACAAGCTGGGCGACCCGGACACGGTGATCATCAACACTCCACCCGGCCACGCGAAGAGCACCACGATCACGATGGACTACGTGACGTACAAGATCGTCACCAACCCCGAGTTCCGCGTGGTCATCATTTCCAAGACCGAGCGGATGGCGAAGAAGTTCCTCGCCGGCATCAAGCGCCGGCTGACCAACAAGGCGTTCGCCAAGCTCCAGATCGACTACGGGCCGGCCGAGGGCTTCGAGAAGGCAGCCGAGGTCTGGACTGCCAACATGATCTACTTCGGCAACACCGACTCCGACCAGAAGGACCCGAACATCGAGGTCCTGGGAATCGGTCAGCAGATCTACGGCGCCCGCGCCGATCTCATCATCCTCGACGACGTGCAGGACCTGAACAACGCGCACCAGTACGAGGCGCACCTGGACTACATCATGCAGGACGTGATGACCCGTGACGCGCCCCTGCTCGTCGTGGGGACTCGCGTGGCACCGGTGGACCTCTACTCCGAGCTCCTCAACCCCGACCACTACGACGGGGAAGAGTCCGACTGGACGTACCTGTCCCAGCCGGCCGTCTTCGACTTCGACGACGACCCGGAGAAGTGGGTCACGCTCTGGCCGTACGCGGATCGACCCCACCCGACCCGCCCGGGCACCCCGAACGCCGAGGGCCTGTGGCCGAAGTGGGACGGGCCGCGGCTGGCGAAGCTGCGCCGCAAGCTCAAGCCGACCACCTGGGCCCTGGTCTACATGCAGCAGCCGGTCTCCGAGGAGACCCTCTTTACCATCGAAGCTCTCAACAGCTGCCAGGACGGCAGCCGTTGGCGCGGACAGGTTCCCACCCTCCGCAACATGACCGTCGTCGCCGGCCTAGACCCGGCCACGTCAGCAGGCTTCACCGCCTGCGTGGTACTCGCTGTCGACCGTGACACCGGGAAGCGTTACCTCGTTGACGTCTTCAACAAGCAGGTCCGTGCCAGTGGGCTTCGTGAGCTCATCATGGACTGGACCGAGAAGTACGACATCGACATCTGGCGAATTGAGAAGAACGCCTTCCAGGCATTCCTCACCCAGGACCGGGAGATCAACCAATTCTTGGCCTCGAGAGGTGTCCGTCTCGACGAGCACAGCACCAACAACAACAAGAATGACCCCGAGTGGGGTGTCTCCTCGCTCGAGAATCTGCTCCGCGGACATCAGGACGGCCACGCCCTGCTCGACCTCCCTGGCATGAATCCCAACGAGGCCTTCCGCACCCTCAAGGCACAGCTGGTGACGTGGTACCCCGAGCACCCGAAGACCCAGAAGATCGACACCGTGATGGCCCTCTGGTTCGCAGAGACCGCCGCTCGCGCGGTCGTCAAGCACCTGGGTAACCGGAAGCAGGACTTCCTCGAGAACCCATTCGCCTCCGATAACGACCTTGCCGACCGGGTGGTCATCAACATCGACGAGTACCTCCAGCATCAACGACAGGCCATGTGATGGAACACGTCTCGCGCGATCTGATGGGTCGCTTCAACTCGCTGGTCTCAGGATCCACTGAGCGCCAGCAGCGCAACCGCGATGTCGCGGCTGCGCGTCGTGGTGACGTGGAATCCATCATGCCCGGGATGTTCCCGAAGAATTGGCCCCGGCCGGTCGTCGCCAACATCGTCGACGTGACGGCTCGAGACATGGCCGAGACCCTGGCCCGCCTTCCCTCCATCGACTGCACCAGCTCCTCGATGAACAGCGACCGGGCCAAGCGCTTCTCCTCGAAGCGGACCAAGGTGGCGCTCTACTACGTGGAGCACAGCCGGCTCAAGCTCCAGCTCTACACGGGCTGCGACTGGTTCTGGTCCTTCGCGGCCATGCCCATCGTCATCGAGCCGGACTTCGAGGCGCAGTGCCCGCGGTTCCGCATCGACGACCCCCGTACCGCCTTCTGGCAGACCGACTTCTATGGCAACGTCACCCTGTACTGCAAGGTGTGGCAGGACACCATCGAGTCGCTGAGTGCGAAATTCCCCGAGGTGGCCGAGTACATCGGGCGCAGCGACACAGCCTGGGGCAAGGGCGAGGCGGGCGACACCAAGCTCGACGTCGCCCAGATGTACGTGAACAACTCAATCATCCTCTTCCTCCCCGAGCGGGAGGGGCTGGTGCTCCGTAGGCTTGAACATCGCTTCAAGCGTCCCCCAATTGTGGTCGCTGAGCGACCGCGGTGGGATGAGCAGCAGCGAGGGCAGTTCGATGATGTGATCTGGGTCTGGCTCGCCCGCGCACGCATGGCCGTGTACGGGTTGGAGGCCGCGGACAAGGCAGTGCGAGCTCCGCTCGCCGTGCCTGACGATGTGACTCAGATCAGTTTTGGCGCCGATGCGATTATTCGCACGAACAGTCCCGACAAGGTTCGGCGCGTACCCATCGAGCTGCCCCAGTCTTCTCTGATCGAGTCGCAGCTCCTGGACAAGGAGATTGCGGACGGTACCCGGTCACCCGCGGCACGCCGCGGGGACGTGAAGGCCTCGGTCATCACGGGCAAGGGCGTGGAGGCCCTGACCGAGTGGTACTCCACTCAGATCGCCACCGCGCAGGACGTGGTGGGGGACTGTCTCCGTAGAGCCGTCGAGATCGCGTTCGAGATGGACGAGCTCTACTGGCCCGAGGTCCGCAAGACCGTCCGCGGCGTCGCCAGCGGCGCGCCCTTCACCGAGACCTACACGCCGGCGAAGGACATCAAGGGCGACTACTCCGTCTCCGTGACGTACGGCATGACGGCCGGCATGGACCCCAACCGGGCCATCGTGTTCCTGCTCCAGCTGCGAGCAGATCAGGCCATCGACCGCGACACCATGCAGCGGATGTTGCCGTTCGACGTCGACGTGGAAGACCTCCAGCGTCGAGTCGATATCGAGCAGATGACCGACGCGATGAAGCAGGGCATGTTCGCCCTGCTCGCCAACGCCCCGGTGATGAGTCAGCAGGGGGTCGACCCCCTCCAGACCCTCCAGCGGGCCGCGCAGATCATCAGGGACCGGGAGAGCGGCAAGCCGTTCCACGAGGCGGTCCTCGAGGCCTTCATGCCCGAGGAGCAGCCGGCAGCCGCGGCCAACGACCCCATGGCCCAGCTGATGCAACAGCTGGGCGGGGGAGGCCCCGCTCCCACCGAACAGCCTGGAGACAACGCCTTCATGGGCGCCGGCGCCGCACCTGATATCTCGATGGTGCTGGCCGGCCTCACTCCGGGCGGTAACGCCAACCTCCAGGCGAACGTCTCGAGAAGGATCCCCGCCTGATGTACCCCTACACCTGGAACGGCCCGATCTGCCCTTCTTGTGGCCGCGGCTTCATCCAGTCGACCACCCACACCTTCACCACCACCTACGCGCCCCGGCATCGGAAGCCCGGGCCGGCCCAATAAGGAGAATCACCATGAGCGCACCAAACGCGCAGCCGGCCGGGTCCCGTCCCGCTCCCGGCAAGGTCAATACGCACGCCCCTCACGCGGACGGAATGCCGGCCAACGGCCCCGCCTCCGGTCCCCTCGGTCAGGGTGTTGCCGGTCACGGCACACCCAAGCCCACCGGCAATGGCAAGAAGAACCCGCTGCACTGACCTGTGAGGTGATCTTTCATCTCCCGGCCCCCCGCCCTTGGCGGCGGGGGGTCCTGGGTCCCCCTCAAGGAGGTTCGCATGGATGACGACGACGAATGCTACTTCGAGCCCAATGGTGCCCACCAGTTCAGGGTTGATGATCTTGCGCCCTTGGTGCTCAATCTCGTCGAGGGGATCCTTGCTGCTTTCCATTCGACGGCAGTGATCGCCTTCAATCTGGCGGCAGGCCACGCAAACTTCAAGACACAGCAGGCCCAGTTCCGCCAGGAGGCCTCGCTCGACATTGAGCGGATCACCTCGGAGTCAGCCGATGGCTGATGGGAACGGCCACGGCGGCTACCGCCGCCCCGCACACCCCGCCCCGGTCTCTGGACCCGGGCGTCTCTCCAAGCGCACCGATGGAAGGCAGCCGCAGATGATTGCCCCCGGTGGCGACTATGGCGAACGACAGGCCATGCAGCAGATCCAGGGCGGTGCCCCCATGAGCGGCGACCTCGGCTCTGGCGGCATGGCTGCCAGTGCCGGTGCCCCGCCTGCGGCCGGCCCCGACCTCTCCCAGCTGGTTCCCATGGACGCTGACACCCAGCGCCCCATGGAGGACGTGATGGCTGGCATGTCCGGTGGACCGGGCGCTGGACCCTCGGCGCCCAACATGCCGTCCCCCCTGAATGACGAGCAGCGGGCTCGTCTTCGCAAGTTCCTTCCCGTCCTGGTCGTCCTCGCCTCGAGAGATGACGCGGACCAGAACACACGCCGCCTCGTGCGGCAGTTGAGAGCAGAGCTAGGTTGAGTAGTCCTTGGTCGCTCACTGCATCAAGCAGTGGGAGTCCGTGGAGCGTCACGCGGGTAGGTGCCGCGGCGGCTGCGATCACGCCCGCGGGAGCAATCCCTCCATTCGGTGCTGCCCTCGACCTGTCCACCCTGCCCATCGACGGCGACTCCTTCGCTGAATATGTTCGACTCCAGGCCGAGATCAGCCGGCGCGACGAGATCGCGCTCGCCGCCGCTCGCGTGGACCCGGCCACCCACCAGCGCGAGCTGGATATCGCCCAAAACTTCGAGCGCTACGGCTTCTCGATGGAGTCCTCGAGCTTCTCCAACAAGGGCGACGGTGACCAGCCCTGGTATCAGAAGCTCGGCAATGAGGTCCAGACCGGGCTGCGGCAGGCCCGCAACGACATCGGCCAGGGCGTCACGGGTCTACTCAACGACGACCCGCTGACCTACCTCATGGGGGACGCCCCCGAGGACCCCGGCTACGACTACTATGTGCAGCACGGCGGCACGCTCACCGAGACCGAGTACATGTCATTCTCGGAGCCCACTCGCATCGAGATCGCCCGCCGCGCCAAGTCAAGCGCCGTCCGCACCAACGTCTCCGAGCTCCCCGGTGTCGAGCAGGCTGCCACCGCCTGGAACAAGGCCTACCGTGGCGCGACCACCGCGGTCTACATGACCAAGGAGACCAACTCCCGGTTCCTCTCGGGCAATCCCACGGACGCCCTGAACTACTACTTCTCGCCCGACAGCTGGGGCAGGTCGTGGCGCGAGAACAATGAGAAGACCCTCGGCAACGCCATGGTCGACTCGCTCCTCAATCCGGTCGCCACCGATGCACAGCTGGAGGAGATGCGTAAGGGCAACTCCCTCTACCAGATGTCCTCGGTCGGCGCCGAGCTCGCTGCACTGTGGTACGCCGACCCTGGTGTGATCGTCGCCCGCGGCGCCGGCAACTTCCGCCGCATCCTTCGCAACGAGACGCCCATCAACGAGGCGTCGTCGATGTCGGCCGCTATCCGCGAGGGCTTGACCGGCCGCGAGATCATCAGCGTCCGCACGAAGCCGGCACAGAAGTACGCCAGCTGGCGTGCCAACCGGATGCTCGAGGGTCGCGCCGGCGTAGAGGACTACGCCCGCAACACAGACTTCGCCACCTTCGCCCGCCTGCCGATGTTCCACAACCGGGCCACCGATGGGGTGGCCGCGGCCAAGGCCCTCCACATCGCCGCCCAGGCCGACAACCCCGACTTGATGAACCTCACCTGGGGCGTACTGAACAACGACTCCAAGGCCTTCGCCCAGGTCGACCGGCTCAAGCGGGAGACCCCGGAGAACCTGCTCAAGTACGACCCCAATGCCTCGACGTTCCTCAATGCCCTCGAGGCCACCAAGACTCGCGCCTCCGTCCTGGAGGCAGAGCTGGCCGACCTCGCCAAGAAGCCGGCTGGCGGCAGCGCCTTCCACCGGTGGGAGATCGACACCGACATCAAGCTCCGCGAGCAGCAGCTCGCCCAGGCCGAGAAGGACCTCCGGGGCAACCTGGAGTACGCCGACTGGCTGGATCTCATGGGCACCAAGGGCCTGACCCAGGACAGGGCCGGCAACGTCCTCGACATGGGGGACCCCTACCAGCCGCGGGTCCAGCGGATCCAGGCACCCAAGTGGAACGACGTCGAGGGCCGCTTCGACTCCCGCGGGCCGGTGCGGAAGATGTTCATGGGGAACCAGTTCGGCTACTCCCACGAGAGCATCTCGTGGACCAGGAACACCTGGATGAACAAGGCCGGCACGATCTCGTTCCACGACATCGACTCCGGGCCCCGCAACATCGACCGGTACTTCGAGGGCCTGGACATGACCCTCGCCTACAAGGTGGACCCCGAGCTCCGCGCCGAGACGGTGCAGCGCTTCGTCGATGCCCCCACCCCCCGAGAGAAGTACAAGGTCCTCTTCGACATGGAGGAGAGCCACCTCATTCCGGGCATGGCCCAGAAGCTCGGCGTCTCCACCGACACCGTGAAGCTGATCTGGGACACCGTGAATGCGGAGCGGGGTCGCACCTTCGATGGCGTGCTCTCGGGCAAGGGCCGTGTCTACTCGAGCGCCCCGGCCCTCGGCCAGCGCGTCGGTGACGAGTTCAACACTGCTCGCCTCGTGAGCGAGCCCGACGACAACGGCATGGTCACCCTCGAGCTAATGGACGGCACCAAGCGCACCACGGTGACGGTCCACGAGTCCGCGCTCCAGAAGCGCGTGGCCCCCGAGGACGCCACCCAGACGGTGAACTACTACCAGCCGGCCGACATCCGGGCGCTCTACTACGAGCTCAAGCGTCACCCCGAGATCCTGGCCAGCCTCGACAAGAACCGCGCCGCCTACGGAGCGGCGCATACGGCAGCCCTGACGAACATAATCGGCACCAAGTTCTACTCCCTCTGGAAGCCGATGCAGCTGTGGCGACCGGGCTGGCCCCAGCGCGTCCTCATGGACGAGGGGCTTCGTGCTGCCGCCATCTTCGGCCCGATGTACTGGGTCACCGGAGAGGGCGCCCGCGCCCTCGGTACCGGCGCCTACTCCCTCGGCCTCTTCTCGGCCAAGACGGTTGCCGGCGTGCCCGGGTGGGTCAAGAACAAGTTCGACCTACGCTCACACCACAAGTGGCTGAACGACGGGCCCCTGGCCCGCTACCAGCGCGTCAGCCCCGACCCGATCAAGCACGACGTCGAGATCACCACCGCCCCGAAGTTCCCGGCCAATGAGTTCCCGGCCGTGAACAAGAGCCGGTTCGACCGCGCCTCCAAGATCGGTCAGGCCTACTCTCTCCGCAATCGCTCCGATGACGCATGGCGGCTCTCGAGCAACGAGTTCGAGAAGGAGATGGCTGACCTTGCCCTGGCGCCCGCGCCCTGGGAGAAGGAGTTGCTCGGCGTCAAGGACGGCGAGCAGCCCGCCCGCCTGGAGCACATCAAGAACCTCGGCTTCATCCGAGACGGTGCGGCCTTGCGTCAGCAGGCCCGCCAGCAGGCCGTCAACGACATGGGCGACCCGCTCTATCGCGTGGTCAACGACTACAACGACTTCCGCAGTCGGGTTACCAGTGATGCCGACGCAACGAAGGCCATGGACATGCCGGCCGTCTATGACGCCCTCACGGGTCAGCGGCTGACTCGCGGCTACTTCGTCCCGCTTCCCAGCATCAACCCCGGTATCAACCTTCGCCGCGGCGAGGGTGGGATCCAGCAGGAGCGCAACTTCCACTACTGGGTGGAGCAGAACGCCGAGCTCTTGAGCCGGCAGGGGATCCGCACCTTCATCGACCCCGATGGCAACCTTGGCGTCGGCCTATGGTTCGGCCAGACGACCAAGGGCAAGAAGGGTGGCAACCCGAAGGTCCTGGCGAGCAACGCTCTTCGCCGGGTCGCTGAGTCTACACCCCTCGACGCGAACCCCAAGGCCCTTCGCATGTTCGACCTCGAGGGCAACAAGCCGTACTACGCAATGTCCCGCGACACCCTCTCTCCGATGCAGGAGGGCCTGTACCGCTACTTCCAGGGCCAGCAGGGACTCAAGGTAGACCCCGACCTCCAGGCGCCCCCGGGTGCCCTGAATGGCGAGCCGCTAACCAAGCCCGTCTTCCACGGGACTAGCCGCGACCTGCCGGATGAGCTCCTTCCTCGTGAAGAGGTTCCCATGGACAACGGGAATATGCTCGGCCCTGGCTTCCACACCAGTGTCGCCGCCGACGTGGTTGACTCTTACACCTACGGCACCGGCAAGCTCTACCACCTCCGCAGCTCCAAGACCGGCAAGACGTACGACGTCTTCGACGTCGACCAGGAGATGACCAAGGCCGACATCGACGACCTCATCAACTGGGTCCGTGAGAACCCGAGTCGTAGCGAGATCTCTGACCTCACCGCCGACGACCTGCGACGGTCATACAACGCCGCGCTCAACATGCGCGACATGGCCTATCGCAATCATGGTCGCAAGCTCAACCGAGCCCAGAGTGCCTTCCAGACCCGAATCCACCCGAGCTCCAAGAAGGTCACCTGGGCGAACGTCTGGGAGCAGATCGACCAGTATGGCGAGGCCAACAAGATCGTCTCCCGCTACCTCGAGGAGACCAAGAACGCCGGCGCCCTGACGCACCGCGGGGGCAACAACACCCCGACCCGGCATCAGGTCTACATCTGGCTGCGCCCCGAGGACCTTGAGGTCAAGCCGCTCTATGTGCCCGATGGGGATTTCACTCCCATCGAGCGGTGGTTTGCCGACCCCCGCTCCGTCGAGATGCCCCTCACCACCAACAGCGTCCCCGAGTCCCGCATCGTGCGGTTCGGCAAGCGCAACCCCATGCTGCGCCAGCTGCACACCATCCACGCCGAGCTGGAGGCGCGCAAGGCCCAGCTGAGCGGCAAGGCCAGACTCACTGACCCCAGGGTGATCGAGCTCCGCACCCAGGAGCAGACGCTCATGTCTGCGATGGGCCTGGAGTACCACGGCTTCACCGTGGGCAAGGCTCGGGCGCTCGACCAGAATCTCGACGACTTCGCCGTCAGGGCCATGGACTACAGCCACGTCGACCCGGGCACCCCCAACGCCTTCGGCCAGGACTGGTACGAGGTGGCACACCCCCAGCGGTTCAACCAGATGGTCAACGAGGCCGATGGCCTGAACGCTGACTTCGACTGGGCGGCTGCCGCCAACGGCGACCTCCGCGCCCAGGAGATGGCCTACCTCGACGGCGACCGGCAGATGAACCTCGAGGACATGGACTCCACCCTCGACGACCCCGCCCGCGGGCTGTACGAGCGCATGAAGAAGAAGTACGGCGCCGGCCACACCACCATCGAGGATGCTGACGGCAAGCAGTTCCACATCCCGAACTTCTTCGAGGGGCAGGAGGGCGACATCAACCGCGCCCTGGTCTCCTCGAGCAAGACCATCGACAACATCAGCGACGGCCACGGTGGAGCTCTCCAGTACCTGCGCCAGCAGGCAGCCGGACACAAGACTTACCATCCCCCGAAGTTCAATGAGAAGACGGTCGTCCGCGGCACCCGCGAGAACCAGACGGCCGTGCGGTACTTCGACATCTGGGCCGACATGCTCAACGATCAGGTCGGCAACAGCCCCATCTGGAAGAGGATGCTGGCCGGCCAGCGGGATGACCAGATCGTCGACTGGCTCGACAACACCCCGCAGGGCAACCGGGTCCGGGCTGAGATCATGCCCGAGCACCGGAGCACCGAGCTCTGGGTGAACGAGCACCGGGCGAAGCTGGACTACTACCTGCCCAACAAGCGCCTCCAGCGACTCCTGGGCAAGAACCGGCTCACGCCGGCCCAGCTGCGCCGTGATATTCACAACGACGACATGCCGGACGTCTTCGGGCCCGACCTCGAGATGACCAAGAGCGCCCCCTGGACGCGGCTCGCGGACAAGATGTGGTCCGGCCTGGGCACCATCCCCATCGACGCCCTCTCCCGCCAGCCGTTCGCCAAGGCTGTCTTCGACGCCAAGGTGCGCGCCCTCGTGGCACAGACCGACCGCAAGTTCCTCGACGAGCAGGCCGTAGGTCGGATCTACTCCGAGGCACGCCGGCACGCGCTGAACGAGGTCCGCAAGACCCTGTACGACCTGTCGGACGGTACCAACCTGACGGACATGCTGCGCTTCATCGCCCCCTTCTGGAACGCCCAGCAGGAGGCGATGGTGAAGTGGGCCCGGATCGTCAGCGACCGCCCCGAGACGGTGGCCCGGTGGTTTGTGGGCCAGCGTGCGACCTACCGCAACTTCGTCGTGGTCGACGAGGAGAACAACGAGGTTGAGGACGGCACCCGCAAGGGCGGCACATTCAACCTCGGCCTCTACCAGCCGACCGACAAGGTGGTCTTCAACATCCCCGAGTGGGTGAGGGATACGCCACTGGGCAAGTCTCTGTACAGCGTCGGATCGGTACGCATCCCCATCGGGTCGGCCAACACCGTCCTCCAGGGCGAGATGCCACTGTTCCCGTCGACGGGCCCACTGCTCACCATGCCCATCGACAAGTTCCTCAAGATCGTGTCGCCCACAGATGGCACCGGCAGCAGCGATGACCTCTGGTATCGCTGGCTCTTCCCCATCGGTCGCCCTTCGACGGGCGCCGAGGGTGTCCTCGAGCAGCTGTTCCCTGGCTGGGGCCGGCGCGTCCTGGACGCCACCGGTGGTGCTGACGACCTCGGCCGTGCGAACCTCGCATGGTCGGTGGGCCGGGAGATGCTCCTCGAGGCTCGCCGCGAGGGCAAGCCGATGCCAACCCAGCACGAGATCAACAAGGCAGCCAACTTCCTCTGGGGCCTGCGGGCCTTCTCCAGCTGGGCCAGCCCGGTCCAGACGGAGTTCGCACCCAAGCACCAGTTCTGGCTCGATCAGGCACACCGCTACCGCGAGATCTACGGCCAGGACTACTTCGACCAGTTCCTGACCGACTATGGCAAGGATGCGGCGTACTACGCCGTCAGCTCGAGCAACTCCCTGGCCCACGTCCCGCCCACCAACCAGGGCATGGAGGAGTGGTCGGAGAACGCCGACCTGATCCAGAAGTTCCCCCACTGGGGAGGGCTGGTCATCAGCCCCGACGCCTACACGGACGACTACTCCCAGGACGCCTACCGCGCCCAGTTCGATATCCAGCTGGGCCCGCTGGACTCGCGCAAGCTGCGTGAGATCCAGGACCCGCAGGCTCGCATGGATGAAGGCGAGCGCCTGCTCGGATGGCAGGAGTTCCGCAAGGTGGCCGCGGCGGTCGACGCCGCGCTCATGGAGCGAGGCTTGACCAGCATCCAGCAGGTCGAGGCCAAGGACCTGCAACGACTCAAGGCAGCCGCCACCTCGGACCTTCGGGACCAGTACCCGGCCTGGGCCGCTGACTTTGATGTCTTCGCCAACGACATCGACACCAAGGTTCAGCAGCTCGAGACGTTCGCCTTCGACAAGGAATTCGACGACCGGCCCGACATCGCCGGCCTCCGTCAGTATCTCATCGTCCGGACGATGGCTGCCGAGCAGCTGGACGCCGCCTACATGGCCGGTGGATCCAGGAGTCTCCAGGCCGACACTAACGTCCCGCTGGCCTCATGGTTCTACGACCAGACCGGTCAGATCGTTCAATCCAATCCCGCCTTCGCGGAGCTCTACGCCCGCTACTTGACGGGTGACACACTGATGCGAGGGAGCGGCTAATGCCCGAGGGCTACACCACCCCACCAACGCCCAGGCCAACCGGCGAGCGACCCAGTTCCCCGGGTGATGACTGGGCCGCGCAGATCCAGAGCTCGATGCCATCGGCTCTTCCGGCCACTGCCACTACCCAAGAGGATCCACTGCTCGCCCCCGTCTTCGCGGGCACGAGCACCGGTGGCTCCTACCAGGGGTCCGTTCTGGTCACAGGTCCGATCACCAAGACCGAGACCATCGACTCTCTGCTCCAGGAGTTCGAGCAGATGACTCGCCGGGAGCAGAGTCGGCTGGCTCTGCTTCTGACCCTCGGTGGCTTCGCCGGGTCCGCGTCCCTCGAGGACGTCGGCAAGGCTGCCAGGGATCTCACCCTCAATGAGACCCTGAACGCCTACTTGGACCTGCTCAACGACGCGGCCGGCCGCTACGCCCGCGGCCAGAAGATCACCCCGGAGCAGCTCCTCGAGCAGAACGTGTCCTACCGGCTCCCCCGAGGGGCCAACTGGGACGGCTCCTTCTCGGACCTCACGGGGATCCTGACCGAGAACGATATCGACATCACCGGTGTCGGGATCGAAGAAGAGGAGAAGAACAAGGACCTGTCTGGGACCTTCTCGTCCACCTCCTCCTCGACCAACACGACCTCGAACACCAGCATCAGCCGCGACGTCATGGACCCCAATGACGCCATGGCCCTCACCCGGGCCATGCTCCAGCGGGAGCTCGGCCGGGACCCCACCAAGGCTGAGTTCGAGGACTTCATTGGGGCCATCCAGTACGCACAGCGGACAAGCCCCACCAAGACGACGAGTACCAACAAGAGCACATCCGAGAACACGTCGTCGCAAACCACCAACAAGAAGGGTCGGGTCATCGACTCCGACTCCACCAGTGACGTCGACAACTTCTCTTCCTCGACCACTCAGTCCGGGATTACCCAGGCTGGCATCGACGACATCCTCCTCCGCAGGGCCCGACAGAACCCCGACTGGGCAGAGTGGCAGGCCGTAGGCACCTACGCGCCGGCGCTCTTCCAGGCGCTCGGGGCGACCGTCCCGGGGGTCTGAGGTGGCCTGGAGCAGGGAGCAGCTGGCCAACGCCGCCCTGATCGTCGGCGTCGGTCGGTCCATGGGCCTGAGCACCAGGGATATCCAGATCGGGCTCATCACCGCCATGGTGGAGTCCAATCTCGTCAACGTGAACTATGGCGACCGGGACTCCCTCGGCCTGTTCCAGCAGCGCCCCTCCCAGGGGTGGGGCACTCCCGAGCAGGTCACGGATCCGTACTACTCGTCCAAGAAGTTCTTCACCACCCTGACTGGCCTCGGGGACAATCGCTTCGGCATGGGCATGGGGGAGGCGGCTCAGGCCGTCCAGCGGTCGGCCTACCCGGAGCGGTATGCCGAGCGGATCGGCGCCATGCGGTCCATGTGGCCCGAGGTACAGGGGGCCGCGGGAGAGGCTCCCCAGACCCTCGAGGGAGACCAGTACCTCGAGAGCCTGGAACGCGCTCAGATCGGCACACAGGCCCCTGGGGAGGCCCTCCAGGTCGAGACCCCGGAGCCGCTGACGCCTACCGCCAAGCAGATGCTCGGCGCCTGGGGGATGTCGAACCCGACCGTCCAGCAGCCCGAGCCCATCCAACAGCTGGGCAGTGGTCCAGTGCCAATGGCAGACCCCTACTTCGGGGCCGGCCCGCTCATCTCGCCGGCGACCAACGCCTCGGTCATCCAGCCCATCTCGGAGGAGACTGGGGATTACACCAAGGGTGTAGACGGCTGGCGCAAGGCGGTCATCTCAGCGGCCAAGACGGCCCTGGGTGTGCCGTACACCTGGGGCGGCAACAGCCTCCAGGGTGGTGTCGACTGCTCGGGCCTGCTCCAGCAGGCCTTCGCCGCGGCCGGCATTGAGATCCCCAGGGTCAGCTACCAGCAGGCCAACTCCGGGACACGGATCGCCATGAGCGCTCTCCGCCCGGGAGATCTGGTCGCCTGGGATAACTCCAGCCGCAACAACGGCGCCGACCACATCGCCCTCTACATCGGTGGCGGTCAGGTCATTGAAGCCGCCCGTCCGGGCACTGTCGTTCGCATCCGATCCATCGAGGGCGACGAGGGTGCATATGGCGTCCAGATCAAACGGTAAGGAACGACATGCCTGAGAAGCCAGAGCCCAAGGGTGGTGACAAGCCCGAGGACAAGAAGGACCAGACTAAGGGTGGCAAGGGCGAGGGCGCCAAGCAGGACAAGATCGACCGCGATCAGATCGAAGAGGACTACGGTCTGTCCTATGCCCTCTTCAAGGCATTCCCCGAGCTCGAGGACCTGCTCAAGCAGGCTATCGCCGGCAACTGGACCCCGACCAAGTTCCAGGTCGAGCTGCGCCAGACGAAGTGGTTCTCCAAGCACAGCGATGTGTGGCGTGAGGTCACGGCCCTATCGCTCTCTGACCCCGCGACGTACGACGAGCGCTTCCAGGCGAGCCTGACTGCCGTCACCAATCTCGCCGGCTCCATCGGCGCCCAGGTTTCCGAGGCGGGTCTCGAGCGGCTAGCCAAGCGCTCTCTCCTCTTTGGTTTCGATGAGGCGCAGATGCGAGACGTGCTGGCGAAGCACGTCAAGCCCAGTGGCGCCGGCTACTACACCGGCGAGCTCAGTACCGTCGAGGATCAGCTGCGATCCACTGCGATCCAGAACGGCATCACCCTGAATGACGACCAGATGCGTCGATGGATGCAGAGCATCGTCAAGGGCGATGCTTCCCAGGAGCAGTTCGTGACGTCGATCCGACGCATGGCGGCTGACGCCTTCCCGCTCTATGGCGAGCAGATCAAGGGTGGCTTGGACCTGATGGATGTGGCCAGCCCGTTCATCCAGAGCATGTCTGAGCTCCTTGAGCTCAACCCCGCCGACGTCAAGCTGACCGACCCGACAATCAGGCGGGCCCTCAGTGGCACCGCGGGTACCAACGGTCAGTACGCGCCGACCAACCTGTCCAGCTTCGAGGACTCCCTTCGCAAGGACTCTCGGTGGATGTACACCAAGAACGCCAAGCAGACGGCTGAGGGCTTCGCGGCCTCCATTGGCAAGATGTGGGGGCTGACCTCGTGACCGTCGCAGATGACTGGAGGAACGCCGGCGCGACCATCAGGCCCCAGCGAAACCGAACCACGCCGACCTCGACCTACACCCAGACAGTACGGACCCCCGAGCAGGTTCAGGCCGACTGGACAAGTCACCCCCAGTACGGCCAGGGGAATCTGGCCGGCTGGGCCACCCCGCTGCCCGTGCCGGTGGCGAGTGGTGGCGGTGGTAGCACCGGTGGCGGGTCGACAGCGGTGGCATCGCCGCCCCCTGTCGACAACTCGGCCATCGACTACCTCCGCAGGTTCTTCGCCAACATCGGCCTCACTATGGACGCCGAGCTCGAAGGCATCCTCACCGGCGCCATGCAGAACGGCTACACCCCGGCCGATGTTGAATCCGGTGTCCTCATGCCGGACATCCAGAAGAGCGCAGCCTTCCAGATGCGGTTCCCGGGCTACAACGCCCGGATCGCCAACCACCACAATGCCATCAGCATCCGAGACTACCTCGCGCTCGAGGACACCTACCGGGGCATCATGGCCAACGCCGGCCTGCCGGCAGGCTTCTATGATGACCCCTCCGACATGGGCCAGTGGATCGCCAAGAACACCTCGCCCGCGGAGATCGAGGGCCGGGTCCGGATGGCCACTCAAGCCGCCCAGAGCGTTGACCCGACGATGCGAAACCTGATGGCTCAGTTCTATGGCCTCAGCACCGGCGACGTGGCGGCGTACTTCCTGGACCCGAACCGCACCCTGCCCCTTGTCGAGAAGCAGTACAAGACTGCCGAGGTTGCCAGCTGGGCATCACGCAACGGCTATCAGGTCAACGACATGGCTCGCTACCAGACCCTCCTTGAGGCGGGTGTCACGGGCGAGCAAGCTGCCCAGGGCTACGGCACCGTCCGAGCCCTGGACCAGAGCGTCGGTCAGGTGGCCAGCATTTACGGCGAGTCCTATGGACAGGGCGACGCTGAGCAGGACGTCTTCTTCAACAAGAACGAGAAGCGCCGGCGCATCATGGCCCAAGAGGCTGCCACATTCAGCGGCTCGAGCCGCGGGGCCACAGGCTCCGCACAGCGCCAGAGCTACTGACATAACGAGAGGAGCCAACCACCATGGACCCCATTCTAGTCCTGGCGATCATCGCCGTCGTACTCCTGGCCGTCATCGCCTTCCGGTGACGTAGCGAGAGGACCGGGGGGTCGATCCCCGGCCCTCTGCGCCAGTAGCAACCATAACACAAGACCCCCGCTGAGGGCCAAGGCCCAGCTAACGGGGGTCTGTGTGAGTGGGTGGATTGGTCTTTACCACCACGGCCTAGCTGGAGTTTTCTCGGGTTTGAGGTACTCCTATAGCCGTCCATGCGTTCACCGCAAGGTGTATGCCAATCGGATTGCTAGTCCTCATGCCCCCCTTCACCGAATCGGCCTAGAGGGTCCTGCACACCGCATGAGCCTTGTCCGGTCGATCCAGCAGTACCAGACGTTCAGCCACACTCCGGGTCAGCCGTCGCTTTCCCGTTGATGCAACCATACCACAGTTTCCCTGTCACGCAAGCCGACTCAGTGACAGGCGTAGGTAGTCGGCACATTCGGAGCCACATGCCACCCCCTCGGGGCGTGTGAGGCCACAACGAGGAGGACCGCGTGAGCGGATACAACAACGAGTCCGATTCCTACGACGACCTAGATCGTCAGGACGGCGCCACCGGTGGTGGCTTGCGGAAGCAGCTCGAGCAAGCGCTGGCAAAGATCGACAAGCTCCAGCGCGACATCGACGGGCAGAAGCAGGCAGACACCGCCGTACAGGTGCTCAAGGACAAGGGGCTAGACCCGGCCATCAGAGAGCTGATCCCCGAGGACCAGGACCCGAAGGAATGGGTTGAGAAGTACGCGCATCTTCTCGGCACCAAGACCAAGGCCTCCTCGGAAGACAGCTCCACCGATGACCCCGATGACGTTGCACAAGTACAAGAGGACGAGGACCCGGCCATCACGCTTGAGCGTGAGGCCCTCTCTCAGATCCAGGGTGCAGCAGATGCCGGGAGTCCTGCCCATCTCACGGGCGACGTGCTCGAACGGATGGACAAGATCAGCTCAGAAGATGAGCTGATGGCGTTCTTCCAGAGCAACGGCGCCCTGGGTGGGTGACAACCCCAACCCGTAAGGAGTAGTCAGTGCCTACCACTGACATCACTTCGGGTACCTCACTCGGCCTCAATCTGGTCAAGACCGGTTACGAGAAGCTCGTCGGCTTCAAGCTCCGGTCCGAGCCCCTTTTCCGTCGAGTGGCGGACACCCGAGCAACAGCTCTCACCAACCCCGGTGAGACGGTCGTGTTCAACCTGTACAACGACCTCACCCCCAACACCACCAACCTTGCCGAGGCCACGAACCCCGGCGAGGAAGCGGTGCCTTCCACCAGCACGGTGACCGTGACCCTGAACGAAATGGGTCAGACGGTCATCCCGACGCTGCGACTGCGGACGTTCACGTTCGCAGACATCGACCCCGCGGTGGCGAACCTTGTCGCCCGGAGTCAGGCAGAGTCGGTGGACCTCCGTGTCCGCAACGTGCTGGACGCCGGCACCCAGGTCGTCCGCTCCAACGCGGGCGTCGCCAGCACCACCAAGACAGAGGTGACGCTCACCACGGGCGACGTCTTCAAGAGCCAGATCCCCCAGGCTGTCGTCGCCAAGATGCGCGGCGCGAACGTCATCGAGAAGATGGGCGGAAACACTTTCGGTGCTTTCATCCACCCCGACGTGGCGTACGACCTCCGTCGTGAGACGGGCGAGCTGGGCTGGCGCTACCCGCACAACAACGTCGCTCCGAACAACCTCTGGATGGAGCAGGTCGGCGTCTTCGGCGGTGTCTCGTACATCGAGTCCCCTCGCTGCAAGACGTCCGCGACGGGTGCGACCGCGAAGCAGGTCTACAGGTCCTACCTGTTCGGCTCGCAGTGTCTGGCCGAGGTCGTGGCTGTCGAGCCGCACCTCATCATCGGCCCGGTCACGGACACGATGATGCGGTTCCGTCCGCTGTCGTGGCACGGCATCGCCGGCTGGTCCATCTACCGCCAGGAAGCTCTCTGGCGCGTGGAGACGGTCTCCAGCATCGACGTTCTCTGATCGTCGTGATCTAAGGCTCGAGGGCCCCCTCGCGGGGGCCCTCGGGTCCTGGTCGGTAGTCCGGGATCGAACCGGCCCTCGGGCGCCGCTGCCCGTGTGCTCAGCCTCCAGCAGTAAGTCCCCGCGGCGAGCGTCCGGACGACCCGCGGGCGATGTGCTGGCACGCCGCCGCTACAGGCACGAAGCCCACGCGGCCACTACACCAACTACCGATGCTGCAATCCTAACACATAACACAGGAGCGACCATGGCTGCCATTACCTCAGCCGAAGTGCTGTACAAGTACAGCGTCAAGACCGGCACGGCCGGCAACTCGACCGTGGGCACCGCAGCTGGCTCCCTCGGCAAGTACATCTCCACCACGGCCTGGGCCGGTGGAGCCCTCAATGACCTCTTCGACGACGTGTCGGGCGCGGAGAATGCTGCGAGTACCGTCGACTACCGCTGCATCTTCATCCACAACTCGAACGCGGCCAACGTGTACGAGAACGTGGTCGTCTACCTCTCCGCCGAGACCGCGGGCGGGGCGTCCATCGCCATCGCCACGGACAACGTGGCCGCGTCTGCCATTGGTGCAACTGCCGCACAAGCGGCTGAGGTTGCAAACGAGACGACCGCTCCGGTGGGCACGTCGGCCTTCTCGTCCCCGACCACGGTCGGCACCGGCCTCGCCCTGGGCAACATCGCGGCCGGCTCCTGTCGTGCCATCTGGGTCCGCCGCACCGCGGCGAACACTGCCGCTCTATCCAACGACGGTGTGACCATCGCCGTGTCTGGTGAGACCGGCAGCCTCTGATGCCTATTGGGACCTGTGATCCGGCTTCTCGGGGTGACGCTTACAACAGCGTCACCCTGGAGACACCCCTACCCAACTTCTCGGGATCGGTGCTCATCGACTGCCGTTATGGCTGGGACGGGGTGTCGGTGCGCCCCGACTGCAATGGGCCGGTGTCGTACCTCCGTACCCGCAACACGGGCAACGTCCCCGCATGGGCGCTCCTGCCCAACAAGAAGAAAGCCCCCCTTTGGGTCAAGGTTGACCCCGGTACCGATGTTGTCATCACGGCGGCTGGCACCTTGAAGAACCTCGGCCTGGAGGCCTATGCCGACGTAGCCGGCCTGGGCTTCCAGTTCACCCAGCCGGCTTGACATGCCAGCGCCCACCTTTGTCACCCACGGCGCCGGGGAATCCTGGGACACGAGCACCAGTCCCAAGACGACGCCCGGGTTTGCCACCAATAATGGTGACCTCGTTGTCTCACTGCTCTGTGAGGAGAACGACGACAACAATGAGAACTATTCGTGGGCGTCGTCGGTCGCTGAGACATGGACAGAGCATGCGGAGTCCCCGGGTGGGCTGAACGATGACGTGTGGATCCAGTCGGCGCGGACGCAATGCACCAGCGCGTGGGCGGCAGGGACGGTCTCGGCCTCCCGAGCGGCTGGAACCGTCAACAGGTACAACCACAACTCCTCGGTATGGCGAAGCCATGGCGGTGTCGGGAACGTCGCTAACAGTGCCCAGATAATCACCGGCACATCTGTCTCGTACTCGTTCACCACCGCTGCCGCTGACAGCGCCCTACTGGTCATCATGGGCGACTGGAACGCCCTGCCTCACGCCTCTCGCGCCTATACCGCGATCAACGGCGGAACACCTGTCGAGCTGGCGTACTTCCACAACAACGCCGCCTACACGCTCATGGCGTTCTACCACCCCAACGTCGGGGCGGCTGGCGCCAAGACGATCCAGGTCACCGGCCTGCACGCAAACGCCCCCAAGTGGCGGATGCACGTCGTCGAGATCAAGGGTGGCGCAACCACCACCACGGTCGCCGCCTCGCGGGCAACCACGTGGCACACCAAGGCTCGGGTCACTCCGACCCGCGCCACGACGTGGCACACCAAGGCGACCCTGGCCGCATCCCGTCAGACCACCTGGGACATCCGCACCAGCACCGCCGCCACCCGCGCCACCACGTGGCGCGTCCAGGCGTCCACTGCCAGCACGAGGGCCACCACGTGGCACGTCCGGGCCACTGTCACACCGACCCGCTCGACGACCTGGAATGTACGCACGACCGTCGCCGGCAGCCGAGCGACGACCTGGAACACGAAGGCGACCGTCGCCGCAAGCCGCGCCACGACATGGAATGTCGCCGGGGGACTCGCCACCGTCACGGCTTCGCGTGCCACTACCTGGAACGTCAAGGCGACCGTCACCCCGACGCGCGCCACCACGTGGCGCGTGCTCGCTTCGGTCGCGCCCACCCGGTCAACCACCTGGAACGTCAGGACCACAGTCTCGACGACCAGGGCGACCACCTGGAACGTCCTCAGCAGCCTCGCCACGGTCGGCGCGTCCCGCGCCACCTCGTGGCACACGAAGGCCAGGGTTACTCCCTCGAGGGTGACCAGCTGGAACACCAAGGCCACCCTCCCGACATCCAGGTCAACCACCTGGGACGTCAGGACGAATACTGCCGCCAGCAGGGCCACGACGTGGGACGTTCTCACAACCGTCGCTCCGGTGACGCGAGCAACCACATGGCGGGTCAGGTCGACAGTCTCTGGCTCTCGGGCGACGACATGGAATGTCCTCCGCACCTCGGTCAGCACTTCGCGCTCGACCACCTGGAGGGTCCTGGCTCAGGTCACTCCGACCCGGAGTACCACCTGGGCAGTCCAGGTAATCATCGTTCCGAAGTACCGCTTCTCACCCCCCACGCACCAAGAGCCGATCCGGACCCGCATCGCACCACTGCGCTACTTCACCGTGACGCACGCCAAAAGCATCATCAAGAACGGTGCGGTCTACACCCGAGTCTCGGTCCTCGTTCCAGAGGACCTCGTGGGGAAGGTCGATGGGGTCGATTACTGGCGCGGTGGCTGTGTATATGAGCTCGACCAAGCCGTAGCCGATTCGCTCGCCACGGCGGGCTACCCCTCCACCCAGATCTAAGGAGAGCCATGGCCTGCTCCAGCAGCTGCCGCACGAAGGATCACTCGAGCTACGGGGCTTGCCTTCGAGCCAAGAACCTCCGCACCAACGCCCTCGATCCCGAGATCCTCGGGGCGCAGAAGGCGGCAGACAAAACGCTCGACAGTTACGCACAAGCTCGCAAGTACGGCATCCAGCCGGCGAGCACCCGACCGCACGATGTCCAAGCGGCGATCCAGGTGAGTGAGATCACCGGATCCGCCTATCAAGGGTGAGGACCCCATGAGAATCTCCAAGACTCGTCAGGTAGTCGTCGCCAAGGCGTCGGGTGCCCTGATCGCTACAACCAACGGCACCGCGTTCCCGACCGGGACCGACGACACCCTCGATGTCTTCATTGACGCCACAGCGGTCACCGGCACTGGCCCGTCCATGACGGTCAGTGTCGAGTGGTCCAACGACAACTCGACGTGGTATGTGGGCGACACCCCCGACACCTTCACTGCGATCACCGCCGCCAAGAAGGTCGTCAAGGAGTTCGCCGTCAAGGGACAGTACGCCCGTCTGGTCTACACGATCACCGGCACCACCCCCTCCTTCACCTTCGCCGCTTCGGCTCTCATCGGAGACTGATCGTGCCCACGAGGTCCGAGCTCATCACGAGCATCAGCTCTGCTCTGCACTCCTACTCAGGGGTGCATGAGCAGGTCACGTCGCTGAACGGCGCATTGACCTCTGGTGCCCTGGCCATCCCCTGTACGGGCGTTGACGGGGCAAGGCGGGGTATCACAGAGATCGACGACGAGCTGATCTACGTCGACTCCGTGAGTGGCAACGACCTCATCGTCCCAGCCTTTGGGCGGGGGTATCGGAGTACGACCGCGGCTGCCCACAACAGCGGAGTCATGGTCACCTTCGATCCGGCCTTCCCTCGAGCCGAGGTTGGGCGGGCGCTGGATCAGGTCCTCGGTGGATTGTTCCCGGCCCTATTTCGGGTCAAGGAGACCACCCTGGCGCCCCAGGTCATTGACCGCAGCTACCCCCTGCCGACCGACGTCGAGAACATCCTTCGAGTCGAGACGAAGTGGTCCGTGGATCCCGCCGACTACTGGTACCCCATCAACAACTACGAGCTCGAGAAGACCACGACCACCCCGATGCTCAACCTCTACGAGGGTGCGCCCTCGAGGTGGGACGTCCGGGTCGTCTATACAGCAAAGTTCGGGGCGCTGACCACCGACTTCGCCGCGGCCGGGATCCCCGACTCCTTCGAGGACTTGATCACCTACGGCGTCACTGCCCGGATGATCCGCTTCCTCGAGCCAGCCCGCTTGCAGCTCAACTCCGTTGAGAACGTCAGCAGGGCCAATGTGATCCAGGCCGGCGATGCCGGCCGTACGGCCACCCAGCTCTTCGCGCTCTACAACCAGCGCGTAGCCGAGGAGCGCCGGCGACTGCTCGAGCAGTTCCCGTCCCGACCCAACTACCTTGCGAGGTAACCGATGCCAGTAAGGCAATACGCCAATGCAGCGGCGTCCACACTCGCCAACAGCTGCACGGCCCTCGCCACGGCCATTGTGATGACGTCGGTGACCGGCCTGCCGATCTCCTACCCGTACACCCTCATCATCGACCGGGGTACGGCGACGGAAGAGGCCGTCTCCGTGACGGCCGCGGCCGGCACGACCCTGACGGTCACTCGAGGGATCGACGGCACCACGGCGTTCGCGCACTCGGCCGGCGCCTCAGTTGTCCACGGCATTACGGCCCAGGATGTTCGTGAGCCCAATGCTCACGTCAACGCCTCGGCAAACGTCCATGGTGTCGTCGGCTCCGTGGTCGGCACCACGGACACCCAGATGCTGACCAATAAGACCGCGACGACTCCTGTCACGACGGATAGCACTACCGCCTTGGCGACCACGGCCTTCGTGAAGGCGGCGCTCCTTGCCGCCCACCCGGTCGGTGACATCAAGATGTGTGCAACCAACGTCAACCCCGGCACCTATCTCGGTGGAACCTGGGTGGCCTGGGGATCTGGTCGCGTGCCAGTTGGTGTTGATGCCGCGCAGGTGGAGTTCGATACCGCTGAGGAGATCGGCGGAGCCAAGACCCACACCCTGACCGTTGCCGAGATGCCATCTCACACGCACGTCCAGGATGCCCACAACCACACGCAAAACCCGCACCAGCACCAGCAGGTACTGGGTGATCCGATCACCACGGTTGCGCCCGCGGCGGGCTCAGGCGTGATCGGTACGAGTAACAACTCCCTGGTCACCGCAACAACCGCAACGAACAACCCGGCAACCGCAACAAACCAGAACACGGGTGGCGGCGCCGCACACAATAACCTCCAGCCCTACATCACCTGCTACATGTTCAAGCGAACCGCCTGATGGCTGACTTCCCCGACCGACTCCCACTACCGCTCTCTGAGCGACTGTCCTCTGCGTCCCAGGCGATCTACTCCCGCCTGGGGCGTGAGGTTGACGTGGCCATTGGTGGCATTCCGTTCATGCTGGCCACCTCTGCCGAGCTGCCCCAGAGTATTGAGACAATCCCCCTCCGCAAGGAGCAGTTCGACACCGAGAAGGACCCAGGGGAGCAGAGCCTGTCCGGGTGGTGGCGTCGGAGCCAGAGCTCCTTCCACCAGGGCGCCGGCTTCCTGTACGAACCCAGTAGCGATGACGCCCATAATGGCTTCTGGGACTCCAGCGGTGTCAACATGTTCGAGCAGGGCGAGCTCTCCCTGCTCAAGCGTATGGTGCTCTTGACGGGCCCTGTCGGCACCTACACCCGGATGAGGAACTACACCGTCTCCGGTGCCGCAGGCCTGTCGGTGGTGGCCAACGGCAACCTCTACAAAAGCACCAATGATGGCAGCCCGAGCAGTGCCCTGGTCCTGCTTCACGATGTGGCAGCCACCATTGTCGATGGAGTGATCTCCGGTAACTCGTTCTACGACGTCACCTCAGACGGTGAGCTATACCAGGGCCTCATCTCCTCCCCCGGCACGGCCACCAAGTGGTTCTGCGGCGCCGGCCCGACCCGGCTCGGATGGGGCAAGCATCGCCTCTGGGTCATTGGTGGTCGCAAGCTCTGGCAGCCCAACCTCGCGTTGGCTGCCCTCGCGTCCCAGGATCCGAAGTTCACCCACCCCAACCTCGGGTGGAACTACACCTGCATGGCCGAGGGCCCCTCTGCCATGTACTTCGGTGGGCACGACGGCTTCTCCTCGAGCATCCAGGCTGTCACCTTCGACGCGGGCGGGGGTCTCCCCGCCCTCTCTGGTGCGACCGTGACCGCAGTGCTCCCCGATGGGGAGCTGGTCCAGGAGATCTCAGTCCTGGCCGGCCAGTACATCGGCATCGGCACCAGCCGTGGCTTCCGGGTCGGCGTCGTCCAGCAGGACTCCTCGATCCAGTACGGGCCCCTCATCATCGAGCCCACCGGTGCGACCTCCTGCACGGCGATCACCAGCCAGGGGCGCTTCTTCGTCGTCGCGTTCGCTGTGACCGGTGGCAACGCCCTGGTCTACCGGGTGGACACCAGCACCGACTTCGGTGACGGGACCTTCCCGTACGCCAAGGACGCTGACTGCGAATTCGTGAGCAGCTGGACCTCGGCCGCAAGCATCGGGTCCCAGCTCTACGGCACCACCGCCGATGGTCGCATGTGGTACCAGAGCTCAACCGAGCTCGTGCCGACCGGCTATGTCCAGACCAGCCGTATCCGGTTCCGCACCACCGAGCCCAAGGCCTTCAAGTTCGTCGACCTGGACATAGAGCCGCTGGCCGGCTCGCTGGTCATTCAGGGTGTCCGCGAGGGCGGCACCCTCGAGAGCATCGGCAGCATGACCCTCCAGGGGGAGATCCTCACTGACACCCTGGGTTGGGCCAGCGCCCCGATGCGCTACGCATCACTGCGTATCGAGCTAACGAGACACTCGGGCGGGACCACCGGCCCGAAGGTCTACTCCTACCTCATCCGGGCGATGCCCGCGGTGGCACCGCAGCGCCTCATCACCCTGCCCCTCTTGTGCTTCGACGAGGAGCAGGCTCGCTCGGGCCAGCGATACGGGGGCTCGAGGTACAGCTCGGATCGACTCATGGCACTCCAGCAGCTCGAGAGTGATGCCCTGACTCTGGTTTACCAGGACTTCACGAGTTCCCTGAATGTCGGTCAGACCGTTGTCATTGAGTCAATGCGTTTCATTCAAAGCACCCCTCGGGATGCGACGGTCGATGGAAACCAGGGTGGAATTCTCTACCTGCAACTCCGAACGGTGAGTGCGTAATGGATCCTGCAACAGCAGTAGTCGTAGCAGCAGTCGTTGCCGCTATCGCTTCCATTGTCGGAACGATTATCAACCTGATAGACCGTCGCAAGGTAACTGAGACACACCACCAAGTAACACGCAACGGTGGGACTTCCAATAATCCCACCGTCCTCGACAAGCTGGCCAATATCTCAGTAGAGCTACAGCTCGTCAAGGAAGCACAGGCCACCCAGGACGTCAAGATCAACACTCTCTGGGATCTCACCGTCAGCAACACCCCTAGCCCTGTCGCCCCGGAGGAATCAAAGTGAAAGAACTATTGCAGGCAATTCCCGAGCAATACCGTGGTATTGCCTATTCCCTATTCGGAGTAGTGGGCGTAATTCTGGGCGCCACCGTGGTCGGCTTCCTGAGCGCCGGCGCCGGCATCCCGACGTGGCTCCAGGTCGCTTCGGCCATCTATGCCTTCCTCGGGGGCCCAGCTGCGCTGACCGCAAGGGCCAATATGCCCTCTCAGAGGTCCTGAGAGCCCCGTAGACGGGCGAACAGGGGGCGAGTGGGTGCAATCCTCACACACAACGCGCAAGGGCCTCAGATGGCAGATCTTCTGGGTCGGCACCATCGGGGGTCT